GTGCAGGACCGGTTACCATTCGCGTTAAACCCGCTACATTCTGGGCTGGCGCGGTTACCTTCTGTGGCGTAATTAGTGCAGGACCGGTTACCATTCGCGTTAAACCCGCTACATTCTGGGCTGGCGCGGTTACCTTCTGTGGCGTAATTAGTGCAGGACCCGTTCTAGGGACGAAGGCACTAAATACATTTTGGCGAAGCGCGGCAGACTCGGTCTTGGCAGATTGATCGCCAGACATATCATCCTGATTTTGCGATTCTTGCGATGGTTGCGACGCTGATCCTACCCTCGCGGGCGTAATTTGAACAGACCCTTGTGTAGGAACCTTTCTCGGGGGCGACCCCTGTTCTAAATTGGCAGCATCTTCTTTGGTTACGGTTTGTGGTCCGGGTAATGCCGCATCGGGTTCTTGTTTTACTTCCTCTTTTTCGTAAACCATAGCAGTTGGTTCAGCCGCTATATCCGGAACAACAACTTCTTTTATATCGTGCGATGAAATAAGTATTTCTTCCATTGAATGTAATAATCTGGCGATTAACATTTCAAAGGTGTCAGATTCAATGACATATAAATCATATAACTGACTGATATATCCCTTACTTATAACCCATTCCATAAAGGTACTAATGATAGTTTCGAGATGTAATGCATAATCGTCTTCATCTATGTCTTCATCTATGTCTTCATCTACCGGTGTCCCTGCTTCATCTACCGGTGTCCCTGCTTCATCTACCGGTGTCCCTGCTTCATCTACCGGTGTCCCTGCTTCATCTACCGGTGTCCCTTTTGTTAAATGACCCGAGAAGATAATATATTCGTCGTCGCCGCCTTCTTTGGTATATTCGTTGTCGGGCGGCGCGCCGCCTGTACGCTGTTTCGGTTTATTTGGCAGCGGTTTATTTGGCAGCGGTTGCTTTGCTATCATCGGTCTGGCTGCTTTAACTGCGTTTCCTTTGCCGGAAGGGGTCTTTCCTTTAGCCAGTTTGGATACCGTTTTAGTTTTCATTTTTTGCAAATTTTTTGTGGCAATTCCTAAATTTACTGTAATCGCTGCTATAATTTCACTAAACTTAACTGCCATCGTGCTACTTGCTTTCGACTTGAACATTTGTTCATTCGCGGCATCACACCACGTTTGAGTGCCGCTGGCAATATTATCGTAAACGCCGGCTCTGAAGTCGATCTTTTGAGCGGGGGACATTGAATTATACTTTTTACCAAGCGCATTGCGGATAGGATTATATTCAGACACATGGGTTTGTATAACTGCGTCAGGAAATATAGCGTCAACAATAGCATCAACACCATCAGAATCAACTTCCCAACCTTTGGTTGCATGTAATTTTACCCCTATTTTATTTGATTTCCTTCTATTACATTCAACACATGCAACGTAATAGGATGCCCAATAAAACTTTGAAAATCCACCCGACTTTAACATACCGGCTATATAGGATGCCATTATCGCAGCAACATGCTCACAATCACCACACGGCGTCGTGCCCTCTATCCGGACGGCTCCTGGGTCATCTTGTCCAACTACGTTATCATCATTATCATACCAATCGGTGGACTCGCCAGTATATGACATAACGTCTGTTCTACATATCCAACATTCTCCACAATATACTGCCGACGTGGGTTCAAAATCTACAGCCATTTGTCTTTTTTTCCCGCCTAGAGTTGGATCTGGTAATAACATGTTGGTTTTAGATTTCCAATCATCAGCATTGAGTTTTAGCCCATTCACGTTCATATTAGCGTCGCTGTGGTTGGCTTTCGCCCGGTCTAATGTCGGTTCATTGGTTGCAGTATAAATTTCGGCTTGTGTTCTATAATGGGTTATTCTACGATCTGGGTTCGGTTTTATTCCGTGTAGTATGCGGGCTAGTATTGCCGCCCTACACTCTTCATCTGGGGGAGACTTCGTAGCTATAGTCCGCCATTTCGCTGGATCAATGCCGTATTCTTCTTTTACAGATGAGTTTAATGCATCAGTAACCTTACCTTGAAAATCATCAGCAGATATGGTGCCGTCAGTTTTTTTTTCAGTTAATAATTTTTTCAAATAGGCAGCAAACCGTGCTACAAATGATGGATTTAGTTTTTGTACCATATATTAAGTGTTAATTATAACATATATGCACAAATAAAAAACTCGTATCCTCGCATAAAACACTATCTAAACCTGATATATAACTCCATCACGAAATCAATCCATGTCATCTCCTAAAACGATTGGTCTGCCCAATCATATGCAATTGTCTAAACCTGCATTTCAAAAGATGTTGTTTATCGCCAATGCATTGGAGCAGGGGTGGACTATACGCAAATCACAAGACTCCTATATTTTCACTAAAAAGCACGAGAACAAGCAGGAGATTTTTCAAGAGAATTATTTAGAAACATTTGTGGCATCGAATCTGTCGGTGGATTATGTGTTAAGTAGTCAGGCATAACGACGCGGCGGTAGACATATAGTAGATGGTAGCGCTCACACAATACGATGCGATACTGACGATATGATCCATTTTAGTCATTTTGAAATTCAGCGGTTGTAAACACAAATATACTGATTGTGAATTATTATCTTTGCATAATATGAATACGCAGACGTTTTATGAGAACCATTAAAAACATATTTGGTCTCGGGAATTTCGTCATGTGAATCATTTATTTAGGGGTGTTTCCAAAAATAAAAAGGAATGCTTTTTATTTTTCATTTTAATTAATTCATTTCCTCCAAAATTATTTTCTTTGGATACAATATAATCCATAAAATATGGCTGGTGGTTTGATGCAACTCGTCGCCTATGGCGCCCAAGATGTGTTCCTTACCGGAACCCCCGAGATTACTTTCTGGAAGGTGTCCTACAGACGCTATACCAACTTCGCCATGGAGTCTATTGAGCAGACTTTCTCTGGCCAGGCCGATTTTGGCCGCCGTGTGACATGCACAATCAGCCGCAACGGTGACTTGGCTTACCGCACCTACCTCCAGGTGACTCTCCCCGAGATCAACCAGGAGTTGAAGAAGACGGGTGAGACTGGCGTGTATGCCCGTTGGTTAGACTTCGTTGGTGAGCAGTTGATTGCCCAGGTTGAGGTCGAGATTGGTGGTCAGCGCATTGATCGCCAGTACGGTGACTGGATGCACATCTGGAACCAACTTACCCTCTCCAAGGAGCAGCAGGCTGGTTACTACAAGATGATCGGTAACACCACCCAACTTACCTACATCACTGACCCCGCCTTCGCCCCCGTGTCTGGCCCCTGCGCCGCCGGAGGACCCGCCCAGGTGTGCGCTCCCCGTAGCGCCCTTCCCGAGACCACCCTTTACGTGCCTCTTCTTTTCTGGTTTTGCCGCAACCCCGGACTTGCCCTTCCCTTGATTGCCCTTCAGTACCACGAGGTGAAGATCAACATTGATTTCCGCCCCATTGGTGAGTGCTTGTGGGCCATGAACGGCTTGGGTTCCACTGCCAAGTCTACGGCTGCTGCTTACCAGCAATCCCTTGTGGCTGCTTCTCTCTATGTCGACTATATCTTCCTCGACACTGATGAGCGCCGCAAGATGGCCCAGAACCCCCATGAGTACTTGATCGAGCAGCTCCAGTTCACTGGTGACGAGTCTGTTGGTTCTTCTTCCAACAAGATCAAGCTCAACTTCAACCACCCCTGCAAGGAGTTGGTGTGGGTTGTTCAGCCTGATGCCAACGTCGACTACTGCTCTTCCCTTGAGGCTGGTTCCCTTTTGTTCAGAACCCTTGGTGCCCAGCCCTTCAACTACACTGATGCCATCGATGCCCTCCCCAACGCCATCCATGCCTTCGGCGGTTCTACCGCCGTGTCTGGTGTTAATGCGTTCATCACTACTGCTGGTTTATTCGAGACTCCCGGTGCTCCTGATGATGCTAATGTTGGAACAGCAGCAACTACAAACCAGCTTAATACATTTAATTCAGCGCCTAATTTAATGGGTTCCCACTTGTCTGATGCCGGCACCTTCGTGTTGGCCGAGTCTGCTCTTGACATGCACTGCTGGGGTGAGAACCCTGTGGTCACTGCCAAGCTCCAGCTTAACGGCCAGGACCGCTTCTCCGAGCGTGAGGGTTCTTACTTCGACGTTGTGCAGCCCTTCCAGCACCACACCCGTGCCCCTGACTGCGGTATCAACGTGTACTCCTTCGCCCTTCGCCCCGAGGAGCACCAACCCAG